CGTCGAACTCGCGACGCTCACCTGGGTCGACTGGTTCAACAACCGGCGGCTTCTGGAACCAATCGGAAATATTCCACCCGCCGAGGCCGAGGCGAGATACTATGCTATGCAGGAAGCCATGCCGATGGCAGCATAACTTAAACCAAATAGCCTCCGGGAAACCCGGGGCGGTTCAGATCGGTTCTTAGCTGGCCTGCTGGTGGTGCTCTATGTGTACGAACAACTTATAATTCTCGTAGCTCAACAGTCTGCAGATTAGCTTGCCAAGGAGTTGAACGCAGGTGTCCAACCTTGACCCTCAACCTTACGATGAAAATGCAATTCGTTATATATCTAAAAATGCATCTCTGATTGATGATGTGGGTGCCGCCATCAGTGTCCCGCCGAGTGCGATAGCCGCAAGCATTTCGCGCGAGATCACCAGGGCAGACGGCGAAAAGCTGGCAGGTTCGGTACTTCATAGGATTGCATTGTTCGATGACCTACATATCGTTTGGAATTCGTATTATAAGAGCAAATTCGCGAAAGATGAGTCGATACTTAACGTAAATCCTTCGAAATTTGACGGAGAATACGGAAAAATTCACCAATTTCGAAATCCTACGTTGTCCGACATGGGACCTAATGCGACTAAAATACTGACAGCTTTTCAAATAATCAAACAATATCAGGATACGCCGCAGGGCAAGACTCTTGGCTTGGATAAGTATCCACTGACCGATTTGAAGGCCATTGTTAATGATCTGAACGACCGGAGCAACCCGCTCAGCATCAAGATCGCCGGATTGGTTGTCTTGAACGGCCAAAAGTTCTTTTCGGACAAATCTATCGCTGGAATCCCTTGGTCAAAGCTTACGCAAGAACAGCAGGATGCCGCGCTTACGGCTTATTACTCGCTGGGCGAGCACGCGGTCAGTGTGGATATGTCGAAGAATGAGTTCTTTCCGTTCACAAACGGGCCGAAGGGCGGGAAGGTTGGGCCGTGGATTTTGTTTGGAGGTGATTACGCGAAGCTCAACGCCATTCTTGCGAAGGCCAGATCTGTTGGCCTGCCCGCACCCCCGGTAACGCGCGTAAAGGCTGGGCCTAAAGCGCCAGCGGTGCCCAAGCATCAGGCCTCAGTGAACGGGTTGCCGGTTTCGGTGCGGTCTATGATTGAGAATTCGCCAGCTTATGCCAATGCTTCATTGAGGCGTGGCATGGCGCAGCCTCTCGGTGAGAAAATCAGCCGCGCTATGGCGCCGGGCGGTTCGCCGGCGGCTTCGGGTCCCCAGCTTGGACCGGAATATCTTTCGCGAATGCATGAGCACGGCGGCAAGTATACAGCGCTTGCGCAAGGGCAGCCCGGCAGCCTGATTCCTGAGCTTCGCCTGGCGCAAAAGCACGTGAAATCGATTGCACATTTGGCTGCTGGTAAGGCGAGCGCAGCGCCGGTATTGTCCAGGTTTTTAGTTAGCCGCCGGGACGCCCTGCCGAGCATAGCGCTGGCCGGCCGGCAAACGGCAGCAAAGATTTCTACTGAACAGTTGATTTCGCACCATTCCGATCCGGCCTTGCCAAACGGCAGCCGGCATTCCGCGCCTGACCTTCAGGCTGCGCAAAAAATCGACTCACTTAAACTCCGCGGCGCGCTAGAAGAATTGTTGGGCCAGCAAGCCCGTTTGCCCCCTTCAGGCGCAACAGCTTTCGACCCGCGTGTATCCCCCGCCTGGCCCGGCATGCAACTGCCGGCTTGAGGACAAAATGAGCAACATCATTCTAACCCTGGGCGGCGTGCCGTTTCAGGATTTTGAGGTGCCGGAGCAAATCCGCTTCGGCGGCTCACAGCGCCTGGCGGTGCATGAGCTGATTGGCGGCGGGCGCGTGGTGGATGCGCTGGGGGATGATGCCGGGGAAATCTCTTTCTCCGGCATTTTTTCAGGCAGCGACGCGTCCGCCCGTGCGCAAACCCTGGATGCCGCCTGCGCCTTGGGTGCTACAATTCCGCTGGTGTGGGATGGTTTTTACTATGCGGTCGTGATCGCGGAATTCGCCGCAGCGTACACAAAACCTTGGTGGATTCCGTTTGCGGTACGTTGCGCGGTGGTGGTGGACCCGGTCGCCGCTCTGGCCACATTGGCGGCCCCGGCGACGAGTTTGATAAGCGCTGACCTGGCTTCGGCCGGCGCGCTGGTTGGGTTGAGTGGTCTGGCCGCCGGCGTTCTTGGCAGTGAGACGGCGACCGGGCTGGCAGCTGCGCAAACGCAGATTGCCGCTGGCATTTCCGGCACCGGCGGCGCGCTCAACGGCAACGTGGCGGCGTTGAATTCGGCGCCGGATGCGGTGACGGGTATTGCAGCGGTGAATCAAATGACCGCGAATTCAGCCCAGCTCGCGGGCCTGACGGCCATGAGCGGCTATGTGAGCCGGGCGGCCGCGAACCTGGCGAGTGAACTAGCGTGAGCGTGCAGACGATCACGGTTGTCGGCGGGAATTTGTTTGCCCTTGCGGCGGTGTATTTGAATGATGCGACGCAGTGGATACGCATTGCCCAGGCAAACGGACTCTCGGACCCGGTACTGACGGGCCTGAACACGTTGGTGATTCCGCCGGCAAACCCGAATGCCGGAGGCGGCATTGCCGGTTAACACGCCGCAGGTGCAATTGATGATTGGCGACTCATCTCTGTACGGCGCAATCTCGCTTGAGATCGAGCATGTTGCATATTTCGCGGCCGACAGGTTTACGGTCACGGTGGCGCTTGGCGATGGCCTGCTGGCGGATACGTCGTATTTTTCGGAGTTCGGCCTTCAGATAATAACAATCGGCGTGGCGGTTAGCAACGCTGGTTATGTCAATCTGCTCACCGGGCAGATTGACAATATCCGGCTTGATCTGCTGGCAAACACGGCGACTTTGGCTGGCCGCGATCTCTCCGCGCGATTGATTGATACCCAAATATCGGAGACCTATGCGAACCAGACGGCGAGCCAGATTGCCACCGCCATCGCCGCGCGGCATGGGTTAACCCCGAATGTCACGGCGACAACGACCCCAGTGGGACAGTATTATGAGCTGGACCATGCGCGCAGCGCCCTGTCCATGAATTCGCGCAACGGAACTGAGTGGAATATGCTCTCGGCCCTTGCGCAGGCCGAAAGCTTCATTCTGTCCGTAACCGGAACCACCCTGAATTTTGGCCCGCTAGTGGCCGGGGTACCTGCGCTGCTGACACCGCAAAACTGCATAGCGCTGAGCCTGGATATGGCGACGACCATACCGTCGAGCGCGACGGTCAAATCCTGGAATACGCGAAACAAAGCAGTGGTAACGCAAACCTCCGGGACGGCAACGGGCGGTTCGACGACGTTGATCCGGCCGAACCTCACCAGCATCCAGGCAAGCAATCTCGCTGCGAGTCATTTATCGGTCCTCGCCCATCATGGCACAATTTTGCGAGCGGCAATCCCTGGGGAACTGGCTTTAACGCCAGCTTCCCCGCTTCTGTTGAGCGGTACGAACACAGCGCTCGACCAAACTTACGTCATCGATGCCATTACTCGTTCGATAGACACGCGCAACGGCTTCATCGAGACCATTCGCGCGCATGCGCTTGCCAGCTGAAAGACGAAAGCGTGGATCAATTCTGGAATTCGGTGAAAGCACGTGCCGGCGCGCTGGATGCGCTGGCCGGCGTCGCGCGGTTCGGGCTGGTTTCCAGCTTTGACCCGGCCGCCTATGCGGCACGCGTTTTGTTGCAGCCGGAAAACGTACTCAGCGGCTGGCTGCCAGTTCTCTCGGCCTGGGTCGGCAATGGCTGGGGCCTTACAGCGCCGTTGACGCCGGGGGATCAGGTTCTTGTCGTTGCCCAGGAAGCTGATGCCGAGCACGGCGTTGTCATGGGTTGCGTCTGGTCCGCTGTTGACCAGGCGCCCGGCGCACCAAGCGGCGAGTTGTGGTTGCAACATCAGACAGGAAGTTTCTTGAAACTGCATAATGATGGAACGATCGCGATGCAGGCGAGTACGGTGAACGTGACAGGCAACCTAGTCGTCAGCGGCAATATATCCGATCTGAATGGCGCGCACGGCACACTTGCCGCCTTGCGCGACGCGTATGATGAGCATGTTCACGCCGACCCGCAAGGCGGCGTGACAGGCTTGCCCTCGGTGACCGTCTGATGGCCGATATTTCGCTCCTTTGGGGCGGCGATCTTTCGGTGGGACCAACAGGCGATATCGCGCTGGCCGATGGAACGGCGTTAACGCAGCAGCGCGTGCTGCGCCGGTTGCTGACAAATGCCGGCGATTATATCTGGCAGCTGACCTATGGCGCCGGGCTTGGGCAGTTTGTCGGCCAGCCAGGTGCTGCGGCGGCAATTCAAGGGGTGGCGCGAACGCAGATGCTGCAGGAAAGCACCGTCGCGGCCAGCCCGGCGCCGGTCATCAGCGCCGCGGCTTCGGTGGACGGCACGGTAACGCTATCAATCCAGTATGCCGATTCACAAACGCAAACCACGAACCTCCTTACCTTTTCAATTTAGGGCATCATGCAGCTATCTTTGCAGAATTTCTCCACACTCGTGGAGGGTATGGCGGCTGCCGTGCAGGGTGCGGCGAGCAGTCTTCTGGACCTCACAACCGGTTCCGTGCTGCGGGCGATTTTAGAGGCGAATGCCTCGCTGGCCCTCTGGCTGCAATGGCTTGTCGTGCAAGTTCTTGCAACCACCAGGCTGGCCACGAGCACCGGGGCCGATTGCGATACTTTCGGCGCTGATTTCGGCTTTTTCCGCTTGCCCGCCGTCGCGGCTGTGGGCCAGGTCACTTTCTCCCGTTTCACCCCAACCGTGGCGGCATTCATTCCGGTTGCGACGGCGGTTTCTACGTCCGGCAATGCGCAAAGCTTTGTGGTAATGGCGGATCCCACCAACCCAGCCTATAGCGCCAGCATGGGTGGCTACAATCTGGCGGCCGGCGTGGCAAGCGTTACCGTGCAAATTGCCGCGAACGTTGCCGGCAGCGCCGGCAATGTGCAGCCGGGCGCGATCACGGTGATCAGCTCCGCACTCGCCGGTATTGATTCGGTAACGAACGCCGCTGTTCTTACCGGCGGAATCGACGCGGAGAGTGATGCGGCGTTCAAATTGCGGTTTGGCAACTACCTTGCCAGCCTCTCGAAAGCGACGGATCTCGCTATCGGCGCCGCGATAACGGGGGTTCAGCAGGGCCTAAGCTATGTCATCAGCGAGAATATCGACCAGACTGGCGCGATACAGATGGGCCATTTCGTCGTGACGGTGGATGATGGATCAGGCTCGCCGCCGGCGACTCTGCTCAGCACGGTGCAGCAGGCGGTTGACGCGGTGCGGCCCGTTGGCTCGAGCTTCGCGGTACAGGCGCCGCTTGTCACGCCGGCGGATGTTTCCCTTAACCTGACGTTGGTTGCGGGCGCGTCTCAGCAGATCGCGGTGGCCGCCGTCGCCACGGCAATCGAAGCCTACATCGCATCACTCGGCGTGGGAGCGAGCCTGAATTTCACGCGGCTGGCGCAGCTTGCATATTCGGCGTCGGGCTCGGTCATCAATGTCTCGGCGGTGCTGCTGAACGGGGGCACGGCAGATCTCATGCCGCCGCTGTTCGGCGTGGTGCGCACCGGCACGGTTACGGTTTCCTGACCCATGACCGGCGATAATTCAGATATTTTGTCGCGGCTGAAAATGGTTCTGCCGGCGCGTTGGTTTGGCGATGCCACGCCGAATCTGGATGCCGTGCTGACCGGCCTAGCGTCGGCCTGGAGCGGTATTTATAGCCTGCTGGCCAGCGTACAGAGGATGACGCGCATCGCCACCGCGACCGGCATTTTTCTGGATATTGCTTCAACCGATTATTTCAGTCATTCGCTCCCGCGCCGTGCCGGCGAGGCGGATGCGGCATTCAGCGCCCGCGTTCGCGCCAATCTTATCACAGCGCGGGCAACACGCGCCGGATTATCGGAGGCTTTGCAAAATCTCACAGGAAGAACACCGGTCATTTTCGAACCGCTGAATGCGTCGGATACCGGTGGCTACAATTCCAGCACGCTCGGATATGGTGTCGCTGGCGGCTATGGGAGCAGGACTCTGCCGTTTCAGTTTTTTGTCACGGCCTACCGGCCAAACGCAACGCCAATCAGCAATGCCGGCGGCTACAATGATGGTCCCGGCGGCTACAACACCGCCCCGATGTTTTATGCGGATACCGAGCAAGCGCCCGGCGCGATAGACGATGCGGATATTTATGCCGCGGCCGCCGCGGTGCTGCCGGTGGCCAGCATTGCCTGGATGAACATTTCAAACTGAGGATAAATCATGGATCGTAATATCGTCTATCCGGGGAGCATTCCCCTGGATACGGATATTCTTGGGCTCAACCGCAACGCAATGGTCGGCATCGGCGCGCTCACCGCCGCTGTGCTCGGCAGCAATGTGGTGGTGGATGGCTTGGCCTGCACGCCGACATCGCCGGCCTCGCTCAGCGTGAACGTCGCACCCGGAAGCATTACGCAACTTTCCCCGGTTGACGCCACTGCCTATGGCTCGCTGCCCGCGGACGTTACCGATCAGTTGGTGAAAACCGGCATCAATCTGCAATCCACCAGTTTTACGCTGGCAGCGCCCACAACCTCCGGCCAGTCGGTGAATTATCTCATTGAGGCGGCGTTCGAGGAATCCGATACCACGCCCGTCGTGCTGCCTTATGTGAACGCGGCAATTCCGTCGCAGCCGTATTCCGGGCCGAATAATTCGGGCACCGCGCAGAACACGCAGCGTATTGCCCGTGTGGAACTGCAATTGAAGCCAGGCGCTGCCGCCATAGCGGGCACGCAGACAACGCCTGTGGTGGATTCCGGCTGGGTCGGGTTGTACGTTATCACCATCAATTACGGGCAAACCGCGATTACCGCCGCGAATATTGAAACGCTGCCCGCGGCGCCCTTCCTCAGCTACAAATTGCCGTCACTGCGGCCGGGCTTTGGCTCGATGCAGGTTTTCACCGCCTCCGGCACGTTTGTGGTGCCGAATGGCGTCACCAAGGCGCGGGTGAAGGTCATCGGCGGCGGTGGCGCCGGCGGCTATCACAGCACGATGTCAGGTGGCGGCGGCGGCGCTGGCGGGCAGGCCAACGGGATTGTGGCGGGGCTGACCCCGGGGCAGAGTATAACGGTGACGGTTGGCGCCGGCGGGGCAATTCCGGCTTCACCCGCAAACGGCAATAATGGCGGCACATCCAGCTTCGGCACCTACATGTCCGCAACCGGCGGCAATGGCGGCAATGGCGGGACGACGCCGGAATTTGCAATGGCCGGCGGCGCCGGCGGCGCCGGTTTGGGTGGCCAGATCAATCGCGGCGGCTCTGATGGCGGCGATTCCATCGTCGTTGCATCACGCGGTGGCGATGGCGGCGGGCCGGGCAATGGCCGCGCCTCAAGCGGCCCCATACCGGGGTTGAGCGCGACAGGGTTTGGCGGCGGCGGCGGCGGCGGCGGGATGACCGTCACCGGCACTGCTGCGGGCTATCCGGGCGGCGCAGGTGCTGCTGGCATCGTCATCGTGGAATACTGAGGAGGCCGGAACATGAGCACGCCTGCAAGCCATCTCTGGAAGCCCTCGAATGCGCGCTACGTGCAGATAGACGGCTTCGTCCCAACTCCGCGCGGGCCGCAAATTCCGCCGGCCTTGCCGCTGCAATGGCCGGCCAAGGACCCCGGCGACACGCTCGATTACGTGTTTGACATCGCGCCTGCCCTCACTGCCAATCCCGGCGACACGATCGCCACGCTGGATGTGACGATCAGCCCGGGCGATCCCGGTGATCTGACGCTCGCTTCCTCCAGCGCGGATGGCGCGCGGGCGGTGCTGTGGCTGACGGGCGGCCAGCCGCTGACCAACTATACCGTCACCATAACAATTTCTACCACCGGCGGCCGCACCCTGGCGCGCAGCGTCGCACTTCCGGTGATCACCCTTGCCAGTATTCCGGCGCCGGAATCAGCACTCACCACGCCAAGCGGTCAGCCTTTGACCGACCCCACCGGCACGCCACTGACGACTGACTGAGGGTTATCCATGCCGACAATCGGACAATTACCGGCCGCGAGCTCCGTGGCGGATACTGACGAACTGCCCATTTTCCAAAATGGCCAAACCCTGGCGGCAACGCGCGCGCAGCTGCTTGCGGGCTTGCAAACGGCGGTAACGATGCCGCAGAATACCTTGCTGGGCGGCGTTGGCCCCGGCACCGCGGCGCCCGTGCCGATCTCCATCGGCGCCAACCTTTCGCTCGCGGGTTCAACGCTATCGGCCACCGCCGCACCTTTTGCAATTTCATCGCTGCCAGCCGGCACGACGCCAGGCCCGGCGGATATTGTCCCGATAGGGCAAGGCGGCGCGAATGCCGGCGTCTCCTTCGCGAATTTCCTGGGTGGAATCGCCGGCGTTTCAGGCTTGCCGGGGGGCGCGCTCACCGCCACGGCAACCGGGGCCAGCAAGGCGCGGACGATGTCCGCGCTTGCGGCGAATGCCGTTTCGATCGAGGATTTCGGCGCGGTCGGCGATGGCGTGACGGATGACAGCGCGGCGCTGCTTGCCGCCCTTGCCTCCGGCAACCCGGTGCGCCTGGGGCCCAAAACCTACGCCATTGCCGGCGAATGCGACATTTCTGCGCCGTCCTGCACGCTGCTGGGCGTGCCCGGCCTCACTGAATTAAAGCGCCCCGCGCAATCCAAACTCGGCACTTCTTCCATCACGGCCTGGATCAGCGTTTCATCCGCGGCGTCCTTCATCGACGGCATCATTTTCGATGCCAATAGCGCCATAACAGCGGACACCTGCGCCGTCGCCATCCAAGCCTCCTGCACAAAATCCATCATCACACGGTGCCTGTTCCGCAATGCGCAAGGGCCAAATAACGGCTCCGGCCTTACCTATGTTGCCAGCGACCCGGCGACGACCCAGCATCATGTAAATGATTGCGAATTTTCCGGAAACGCGATGCATGGGATTTTCATCCAGGCGTCAGACGCGTTCAGCATCACCAACAGCCGCGCGCACGACAATAGCGGCAACGGCATTCACGCCGACAGCCAGGACCCAACCTTCACCCTGAAAATTCGCGAGCTGCATGTTGTCGGCAACACCTGCTGGAACAATAATTGCGGCATCCTCGTCGGCAATTTCAATTCCACGAACAACGCGGCCTTCATCTACGGGAATTCCAATCCGGATATCCTGGCGGCCATCATCGCTTCCAACAACACCTATTCCAACCGGAAATACGGCATCTTCATGTCCGGCCGGAATATACTTGTCAGCGGCAATCTCTCCACGAATAACAGCACCGATGGCGGTAGTGGCGCCGGCATTTTATGCGATACCGGCTATTGCAAGATCTCCGGCAACATGGTCAGCGGCGCTTCCGCCTTCGGCATTGACTGCGGCGGCTCGATTTATACTGAAGTCAGCAACAACTACGTTAACGGCGCCAGTGTCGGCGTGAATATCGGCGGCGGGCAGTATTGCAGCGCGAAGAATAATTTCATTCAGGACTGTACGGGCTCAGGCGTCGCCGTACAGAATGTCGAATCCAATGGCCGCGGCAGTGACTTCAACCTGTCCTGCACTGGGCTATCGATCATCGGCAACTGGATCGCCTATAGCGGCGAGGTTTTTGCCATTCTGGTGCGCGATGCCGCGCAGAATATTCTGATCGCCGACAATGTCATTCTGGCGGAGCCGGGCGCCGACACGACCAGGGCGATTTCCGCCTATACCGATACGGTCACCATTCGCGGCAATGTCTTGAATTTCACGACACGCTGGTCAGTCAATCCCATCACCGTCAATGGGCTTTATACGCTGGTTGTGCCAGACGTCGCGGATGCGGTAACGATAACGCAGTCACTCGCATCGGTTGCGAGCATCATCACGGCGCAAGGCCAGGCGGTGAGTGGCCAGATCGCGTTTTGCAAAGTGGTGAATGGCGGAAGCGGCTACACCACCGCCTCAATCAGCTTCAACGGCACCGGCTCAGGCACGACCGCGGAAGTCTGGCTTTCGAACGGCGCGGTCATTGGCATTCAGATCACCGCCTGGGGCTCCGGTTACGGACCAGGCACCACCGCGACGATTACCGGCGACGGCACCGGCGCCACGGTGACCGTGCAGGTT